AGCAGCACCACCTGTGTCTCGTCACCTTAACCAGCTATATGCCAGAAAGTTTATTCAGTCACTCCCCGTTGAACCCGTCGATTCAACAAAGGTATTATAGCATAAAAAAAGAGAGTGTCAACTCTCTTCTTCCGATTCAACTTTCTTTTTCTTAGCACCAATATTGTATTTGGTTTCTAAAATCCACTCACCCTTATCCTTATACGATAAAACCTTAATCTGATTAAGTGGAGCAATGTCTTGGATCTTATCAGCATCTACAACACCAACCAATCCCCAATCAGCAAGCAACTGAGCAATACGGTTCCTACGCTGAACATCATTAGAAGTAAGGTTAGCGTGTTTCCCATCAAGTGCGAAAAGCTCTTTAAAATGGACAAGAAAATACCTACCTTGCTTGTGTAGTATATGACATGATTGATATATCTTCTTCTCTTTTCGGGATGCTACCCCAATTCTTGTGAGAGTTTCTCTTACTTTTAAGAAATCGTCTGGCTCGTTCAGAGTCACTTCTACCATTTGATCTTGCGACCAATTCACTTCGGGTTCTTTAACCACACTCATTGCTTTCCTCCAGTTTCAAATTTTAATCTTATAAAATTAAGTTGTTCTTTTGTTAGGATTTTCAAAGCCTGCTGTGCTTTTTCATTACTATAACCATAGTAACGCTTTACATAATCAAGATCTTTGATTTTATCTTTACGGAGCCAAGGAGAGAATCTCTTCTTAGATCGTAAACTATTTAGATAAAAATCATATTGCATCCTCTTAGGTAAAAATGCATACTGATTCATCTCATTAGCAAACATTACAGAATCAAGATGTCCTGAATAAATGCGATTAATTATATAAGGAGCATAGTCCTTTTCTACAGAAGGATCTTCATCAATCAGATTCTTCTTTGTTTGGTTAATTGAGTTTAACCACTCTTTCAATTCAGTCATTATCAGGAAATGTGTAGGGATTTTCTTCTGCATACTTAGCAGCCGCTGCTACCTTTCTATTATGACTCCAATAATCATACTTGATATAAAGTTTATATGGAAGACAAAGGCATTTTTGAGTAAACCATTCTGCCCAAAGGAATGCTACTATTATAGCATCAACTGGATCTTTTGGTATTTTTAAATCCATAACTTATATGCTAAAGAAATTCTGAGTCCGTTAAACCATCTATGTGGTGCATCTGCATAATGTTTAATTCTACCTAAAAATAAAACTGCTCTATTTGCTTTATGCTCTACTACTCTAACGACTTCATCACTTTCATTCATAAACATCAAATGACCTTGCCAATTAGTATCCCATACTGGTGATGGGTAATATAAAAATGTCAAATCACCATCATCATAATGAGGTGTTCCATATTGACCAGCAGTTTGACCATTAGCATATATCCGTTCAACACCTTTAAATTCTCTATCTAATTTATTACATATTTTTTTATAAAGATATTCACTAAAATATTCTTCATTTTCAAGACCTTCATAGTGCCAAAATATCTCAGGTTTTCCAGGATTGTTCCCACTTATCCCCCAATTGGGTCTCATCAATTTAGAATAAACTTCATTCTGCGTATCTTCATCAAAGAAATCATCATATACTTCAATCATTTTGTAAGTTCTTTAATTTTATCTCTCCAATACTCCCTATCAGAATCAGTTATCCAAGGAGAATGAACCATTATATGTGAATGTTGTAACCATTGTTCTTTAGTCCAATCTTTCTTTGGACTTTTAGGACCAACATAATCTTTAAGACTCATCGTGCTTATGGGTTAACTTTCCAGACATCTCATAAGCATCTTTATTTCCACCGTGACCGTGGGCAATACCCAATTCATGCATCTTAGCATGTTCATCAATAGAATCTCTTAATTCTGTGCCACCTGGTCCAAAAGTAAGATATATTGCCCAACCAACAAGGAAGAACAAAAGACCAATAATAACATAAAGTACAATCATCTTCTATTTCCTCGTAGTAATAATAATTCGATCATTCTCATAATCAGCAGAAAATGTAAGTTCTACATCATGTGCCCACATTAACTCTTCATACAAAGCATTAAGACGTTCCATATCCTGATAAAGATCATTAATATGTCGTTCCTCATCCATTAGAAGATACCTCTGGTAATTGATAATTGAATAACAATAACTCCTTTCTACCCTGCTGTTCTTTCATATAATCCCCAACAGAACGCATAGTATAAGTCAAATTAAACTCACTGGCACTCCAGTCTTTGAATCTATCTTTAACTAACTGATCAGAATTATAACTAATTAGCATTTTTATATTGTTATGCTCATCACAATCAGCAGCAAATTTGTCGTGATCAAAACTTTTATGCATAGATCCACTCTTTCCATAAAGGTTATCCTTAATATCATAAGGAGGATCTAAGTACATAAAAAGACCATCATGAATATCTGTTCTAAAACAATATTCATAAGAATACTGATTGATATGCCAATGTGAAATTATCTCTGAATATTCTGGTAACTTTTCAATTCCCCTCATAGAAAAATTAGAATCACTTGCCTGTGGTGAAAATGAAGACGACTCAGTAAGACCTGAGAAACTACACTTATTAACAACATAAAAAGCAACTGCTCTATCTAAATCAGTCTTTGTTCTGTCATTAATAATATCCTTCATCTCTGCAAATAAACATCTTGCAGAATCTTGATTACAATGAGCAATCTTAAGACTAACCAATTCCTTAGTTAATTCATCACCAAACATCTGAAGATTGCTCCAGAAGTTCATTAAGGGTTCATACAGATCATTAACAGTAATCTTTAAATGTGGATACAGTTTACTAACATGTATCGCAACACTTCCACCACCTAAAAATGGTTCACGAAATTCTACATACTCCCTAAGATCTGGGAAGAATTGCCCCATCTTAGTACAGGCACGAGATTTACCACCAGGATATCTAAGTGGAGTCTTAAGTCCCTTTTTACTCATAATATAATTCTAATTGAAGTTCTGTTTCAAACTTATTGAAGGTTGTATCATGAAAATTACAATATTCATTAAAAGTAATCTTCATCTCCTTATGGGTTAGTTTACAATGTTTTGCTGCTTTTGGCAAGTTCCATTTAGCAGAAAATAACATTTCCATAGATTCTCTAGTCTCTGGTCTCATGAATAGGTTATAACAACAGTAACTCGTCTCTCTTGTGGTGCTGGTTGATGTACAGAGTGATATAAACCATCAAAGGTTACAACATCATCTTCTACAGGTTTATATCTTTGTAGAGAATCATTCTCATCATAAACATCAATCTCACCATCAGCAAAAGAATTCAAATAAATCAAACAATTTTTATGATCCCAATTGTAATGATCTACATGTGGGGGACTTGGTCTACCATCATAATAATGAATTTGATTAACTACACACCTATAAATCTGATTATATTCAATTTCATTATAGGAAAATATTTGTCGTATAACCTGAAATGCAATATCAGCATATTTAGATTCTACAATTGGAATTAGAAATTCTTCTTTAGCATCTGGAGATGCAACAATAGGATGTTGATACATTGGAATGTTAGAAAAACCTTCCTGATCAGCATCTGGATTAGTAGAGTGCTCCAAATACTTCCACATAAAATTCATGGAAAGTATTTCTTTCTTAAATATATTATATTCTCTAGTCTTAGGATTTTTTAATTTCCTAATAATATCGGTTGCCATTATAATCCTTACCAACTTCTACTTCAATAGTATCAAATATTCTACCTAAAGCACTAGCAAAAGCTCTATATCCAGAACCAACATACAATTGACCTGCTACTACAGAAAATGTTGCAACACCCCAAAAGATATAATAAAATCTAGACTTAACTTGTGCTCTCTGCTTCTCTTTTGTGATCATTTTCTATTCTCCAATGTTCAATTAATACGTTTAATTCACTGATTCGTTCTTCAGCTACTCTGATCTTCTCCTCAAGATTTGTTTCCTTCATTAAAGACCTACTTTTATTTTCATAGGATTAACTACTTCAACTTGCACGGGTTTGCTAAGAATATTAGCAAGTTTATGATATGCTACAGCAGTTATCACTTGCGGTGCTATAAAAGCAACCATCGCAACAATCCAAAAGATATAATAATAGTTTTCTTTATTTTGTGTTCTCATTTCCTTCCCAAGGGGTATGATGATCTAAGTTTAACCATTTACGTATTATAGCACAAATTTTACTCATTTGAATTCACACTCCACCATGATTTCAGTTAAACACGCAAGCATATTTATCTCTTGATCTGCTACAAACGCTATTTGGTACTGGTACTTCGCAATAACAAGAACGGCAGCAGGAATAGAGGCAGGGACAAGGGATTCGTAAAGACTATCGTAGAGGCGACGCAATAAAACAGAAGGAT